TGGGCGCAAGTTGCCGCCTGTAAGTATGTTGATGAAATTATTCCATACTCGACTGAAGAAGATTTGCTCAATCTGCTGTCCTCGCAGTTGACTAGGATCAATGTTCGTATTATCGGTGAAGAGTATAAAGATAAAGACTTCACTGGTAAGTATCTCGATATGGAAATTTACTATAATAAACGCCGGCATAATTACAGTTCAACAGATCTCAGAAAAAGGATAATGGATGTCAAACTGGAGTCAAAGGTTTCTCGATCTAGCTGAGCATGTCGGTGAATGGTCCCATGATCCTCGCACCAAGGTAGGGGCTGTTATCGTAGATAGCAAGAAGCGTGTTGTCTCTATGGGCTACAATGGGTTTCCAAGGGGCGTGAAGGATACTGTAGCACGCTATGAAGATCGACCCACAAAGCATTTGTTTGTGTGTCACGCCGAGCGCAATGCACTAGATAATGCTCCTATGAGTGTCGAAGGTTGCACAATGTATGTGCCTTTGCTGCCATGTAATGAGTGCGCTAAGTCGGTCATTCAAAATGGTATCGCCAAAGTTATCTGTTATGAACCAGAACGTGAAGATACATTTAATTGGGAAGTTACCAAAGAAATGTTTATGGAAGCAAATGTTGTGCTTTGCATGAAGAAAAGGAGTTAAAATGAAAATTCTTAGTTACATTTGGACACAGTATATTTTTGCTTTCTTTACAGCGATTTTTCTGTGTTTAATGGATTTAATTGTTGACGGCGTAGCAGCAGGGTCTGCTAAGTTTTGGTCATATACTATACTAGCGTTTATTGCTCTTTCAGCATATGACCTAATCAAATTTATCATCAGTAAAGTAAAGAACTGATATAAATAAACTGTCTACGCCAAATGGGTAGATATTTACATAACCTCGCTTAATAAGGAGAAAACATATGGCATGGGATTTAAACCATTCCTTTAAGGACTTTGATCGTTTCTTTGTTGGATTCGATCCTCTTGTAAAAAGAATGTCCGAAGCAGCTGACCAAGCAGTCAAGCTATCGCAAAACTACCCCCCATACAATATCAAAAAGATTGATGATAACAAGTATACCATTGAACTGGCAGTCGCTGGTTTTGGTAAGCAAGATCTTGAGATTGAACTTGCTGATGATAAGTTGATTATCAAAGGCAATGTTGCCTCTGGCGAACCTGCAGAGCGAGACTCTAATGGTGAATGGACATGGCCACAGGTTCTTTATCAAGGGCTAGCAATGCGTCCGTTTACACGTATTTTCAATATTGCTGATAATGTAGAAATCCGTGGTGCATCAATGCTGAATGGCATTCTTAAGATTGCTTTAGAGGCTATTATCCCTGAGCATAAGAAACCAAAGAAGATCAACATTCAGGATGAAGATGAAGAGTATCCATCACAAGCTGCTGAATTTCTAGCAGAAGGCAAAACAAAGTAAAAAGAAGGGGGCGAAAGCCCCCTTCAATCATTATCCCCAAGATGCAAATAGTTTTGTTTTCTTTAATCGATCATCAAGACCGATAGTCCCGCCGTTAACTCGTTTTGTAATCTGTGTGATAACTGCATCAGTTACGCCCTTGTCAGCAGTTACAAGTAAATTATTCTTTTTAAAGAACCACAATGCCGACTCAAATGCCAACTCACCTGCAACAAGATCAGGATTTGTCAGAATATCTTGACGACCAATTGCAGCAGCAAACGCCGTATAATTATCCTTGCCCGTCAACTGAATTGGCCCGCGACCACGGAATTTATATCCATCCCCCGATGACTCTGGTCCATTACCCATGCGATTGGCATAAACCTTATTAGCAATCTTTTCTGGTTTACGAGCATACCCGGCAGTCGAAGCGATTGTTGGGAAATACTTTTTAAAGATGCCATTGAGACCCTTGTCGGAATAGTTTAAGTTCTCAGAGAACGCTTTAAAGTTATTCGACTCATGAGCACACTGACCGAAGAAGTGTGCCGCCTGATTGTTGGTAAGTTTGAAGTAATCTCTAGCAGCCTTATATGTGCCAGCGCCCCACTTGCCATCTGCAGCAATGCCGCACTTAGCTTGTAGTGCTTGAAGCGGTCCAAGACCCGCAACATTTGTGCTAGGTGCAGCAGCCTTAGCAACCTGTCCTACTGCTTGTGTCACAGGTGCTCCTGCATCTTTTGTTGTCGAAGGATCAAAGTCAGCAACAGGAACATACTGAGTTCCACCTGCTTTAGACTTCTTAGCAATCAAGCGCTGCTTACGATTGCCGCCTTCCTTCTTAATTGATGCATGAACCCAACCAGAATTCTTGTCACCGGCAGCATAGAACTCTAGGATGACCTGATCAAAATCTAGATTGTCAGCGACCCAATCAGCAACAGTTTTGTTATCGATGCCTTGAATTTCAAAGTCAATAGCCTGTCCGTTAACGTGCTGTGAGGTCTTCGAACCACCAACAGCCTTGTTGACAAGCGGCGCTCGATATGATGAGTTGATTGTTACTGCCTTACCAAAATGAGCACGAACTGGCTCAAGGATCTTCTCGCAACAATAGCGCATATTTTCGATATGTTCAGCAGTAGGAACATTCGATAGACCTAGCTTCTTCGCTGTTGGTGATACGATCATTTCTTCTAGATTGAAGTGCTCAGTTAATTTAGTTGCCATGATTATTTCCTATTATGGTTGACATTCTTATGATTTTGTGCTATTTATAAACATTGCAATACATTCGGAGATTACATGTCTGCTTTCTATACTAATGTTCTACTAAACCGCAATGACATTCTACTCCGTGGATATGAGAATGGTCAGCGCATCCAGCATAAAGTTCCTTACAAGCCCTATATGTTTGTTCCTTCTCCCGAGGGAACCTATAAGACTCTAGACGGTCAATCTGTTGGTCGGATGGATTTCGATAGTATTTATGATGCAAGAGACTTTAATAAGCGCTATGAAGCAGTCGACAATTTTACTGTCTATGGTCTGAACAACTTTCAGTATACCTTTATCTATGATACCTACAAGGGCGAGATCCAGTATGATCCTGCTCTTGTTTCTGTTGTTACTATCGATATTGAAGTTGATATCACTGATTCTATGCCTGAGATTGAGACGGCAATGAATGAGGTTACTGCTATCACTCTTGGTCGTGATGGTCAAAAGGTTGTTCTAGGTTGCGGTGAGTATAAGGAACACCAAAAGAACATCAAGTATTATCGTTGTAAGGACGAGGCAGCACTACTGCAGGTGTTCGTTGATCTTTGGTGTGGTCCCACCTATTCGCCTGATATCATCACTGGTTGGAACGTAGAATTCTTTGACATTCCTTATCTGGTCAATCGTATCAATCGAGTGCTTGGTGACGGTGTTGCTCGTAAACTCTCGCCATGGGGGATCCTAAATGAAACACAAATCGAAGTGCGCGGTCGAAAGCAGCAAGCGTATATTCCGGCAGGTATCACCGTTCTTGATTATCTAGCTCTATATCGTAAGTTTTCTTTTACTCCCCATGAGTCTTATACACTTGATCATATTGCTAACTACGAACTAGGTGAGCGCAAGCTTGACTATTCTGAGTTCGATGGTTTGAATGGTTTGTATCGTGATAACTACCAGAAGTATATTGAGTATAACATCCGAGACGTTGAACTGGTTGAGCGACTTGACGATAAGTTGAAGATGATTGAACTGGTCATGGCAGTCGCCTATGATGCCAAGGTTAACTATCAGGACACCTTTGCTACTGTGCGCCCATGGGATGTTATCATTCACAACTATCTACTTGATCGAAACATTGTTATCCCGCAGTTCAAAGAATCCTTCACCGACCATTCTATCATGGGTGGTTACGTTAAGGACGTTCAAGTTGGTGAACATAAGTGGGTTGTCTCGCTTGACTTGAACTCGCTGTATCCTCATATCATCATGCAGTATAATATCTCGACTGAGACCTTCCGCGGTAAGTTGCCTGGTTCGCTTTCGGTCACTGATGTTCTCAACGGAAGTTTGAACCAGTATAAGGACTACATGAAAGAGAACAATGTTGCAGTAACTGCTAACATGTGTATGTTCTCAAAAGAAAAGCAAGGGTTCCTTCCTCGACTAATGTCAAAGATGTATGATGATCGAGTCGTCTACAAGAAGCAGATGATTGAGGCAAAGAAGGTTCTAGCAGCGGCACCTAAAGGTTCGAAGGAGGCAGTTCAAGCAGATAAGGATGCTGCTCGATTCCATAACCTGCAGCAGGCAAAGAAGATTCAGTTGAACTCAGCCTATGGTGCTTTGGCGAACAAGTATTTCCGTTGGTTCGAACTTGACTTCGCTGAAGGTATTACCTCATCTGGTCAGTTGTCGACTATGTGGATCGAGCGGGAACTCAATGAGTATCTGAACAAGTTGCTAAAGACAAAGAAGAAGGATTACGTTATCGCTTGCGATACTGACTCCGTATATCTGACTCTTGATGGTTTGGTGCAGCAAAGCATGCCAGGTGAAACTGACATTCCTAAGATCGTCAAGTTTCTAGACAAAGTTGCCAATGATGTTCTAGAACCATTCGTAGACAAGAAGTATGGCGAACTCGCTGAGTATGTCAATGCGTATGCCCAGAAGATGGTGATGAAGCGCGAGTCGATTGCCAACAAGGGCATCTGGAAAGCCAAGAAGATGTATATCCTCAACGTCTACAATGAGGAAGGTGTTGCTTATGATGAACCTAAGTTGAAGATGAAAGGCATTGAGGCAATTCGAACTTCTACACCGATGGTTTGCCGTAAAGCAATTATCGATGCGCTTAAGTTGATCATGAACAAGTCAGAAGTTGATCTGCAGAATTACGTTGCAGAG